GCACGTAAAATAAGCGATGACGATAAGAGAATTATCTCCGTATGCTTACGTTCCTTCAAAACCTTACTAATGTTAGGTGTGTTACTTATCCCAGTTAGATCAGATATCCATCTTTCCAATGGAATATCATAGTCATAATAAGGATAGTATTCACAGAGTTCATTGGCCAGCTCACGCGCATCGCGCTTAAGCTCGTGCCAAACTCCTATGATAGGTATCGTAGCCGGAGGTATAGGCATGTCGCCAGCATCAGACCTGATAAATTCAGCCATTGGCGGAAGGGCCATTGCCCATTCCGCATGCAATGACGTGATTTCATCTATCCTACGTTCTACCATATACCTTAATTCCTCTACCAAGGCATCCCTTATTCTAGGGATGTGTTGGTTTTGGAAGCAAGATATATCGTCCATAAATTTGACGGCCGAAAGGCCATTGTCATTTTTGACGACTGCCTTTAAGGGCAGCGCGTAGAAGACGTCAATTAGAGTATCCCAGCGTTTGTAAAAGCGCTTGGCCCCTGAAAGACGTACTAAGGATTTTATCTGGCCGGGTATATTACCTTCCTTAAGTAATTCCCATCCGTGCGTGTGCATTGTCCTTAAAAATTCGACAATGGTTGCAGGGTGTTTTGCACTTTCGAATACACCTCTTAATGAAAATGGAGATATCTCCATTCCATTGAGAAATATTCTTGATGCAAACTCGTAAAGTACCTCTGAGACGATTGTTTTCGTCGCAGAAAACTCTACCCCTAAATCCATCATAAGATTTTTATAGGCTAGTGCAACATCGCGGTCCGCGATTACAATATCATCTCCTAGGAGAACGTATTTTGTAAATGGAAACTTTTGGGTTTCCATCGCTGCTGCCTGAACCACAATGTGGTGAGTCAGAGCGAACGCGGCCCATGAGGAATAAGCACCCATAGGTTGACCAGCCTTGTAAAAGACTGTGTCCCCCTGAGGTGTATTATATCCTTGTTGGATAAGAATAGAGGCCCAAGCTTTAGCTCTTTCTGGAGATGTTAGATAGGACAGTACCTTTTGCTGTAACGCAATTGGAAATCTATCCGTCGCATCTTTCAGATCGAAACTAAAATAAGGACCAGACCCCAAGATTTGGGTGAAGCCGGATTGGTTATAAGTCATATCACTTTTCAGTGATCGTAACACTCCCAAAAGAGCGTTATGTAGAGGCCTTAGGGCCGTCTGTGACCAATAATCCAATATAGCCACAACCCTTGTCTTACCTTCCTTGTCGGAAATACATGTAACCCTTCTAAGGGTTTTGATTTCCACACCGGTTGGTTTCAAACGCGCGAAAAGTGCATTTAACCTGTTTGTTAGGGTTTGACCCCCAACAGTACAGATTGATTCTTTTAAGGACATATTAGCCTTTAGGGCTAGTACCTCGCTTAGGGAATCATTTAAAGCATTTCCGCCGTTTG